CTCAGCTTGGTAGGGAACGGAACCTCAATCTCCTGCCACACAGGGAATGAGACAACGTTACCCAATGGCCGAACGGCGTTCAGATATCCCGGGTAATTGGTGGCAGCATTGCTAGCCAACGTCTGGAGCTGCACGATCACCTCCGGGTTGTCTGAGAAGCCAACGATCACACGCCCGGCAGTGGTAAAGCTCACTGAAGGCTCCCACTTAACGCGCGTGCCAGGCAGATACTTGGCGGTGCTGTAGAAGGACACTACAGACGCGCCAGCAGAGTTAGTCAAGTCCGAGCCGTACCCGGGAACATAAAAGCGAACTGATATGCCCTGGTTACTCCCAGTACCCGTAACATGACTAAGTCCAAGCGATGAATATTTGACAATGGCATTGTCTCCGGATCCAGTCAACATGGGCATGCGGTTGCGACGGCGTCGCACACCTCCTTGAACAGGCGTTCCTCGCTTCATGGCTGCAGCAGTGTCAAAGGGTTTAGTGTATCAAGCTGACGGGGTGGGGGGTTCCACGTCACTGGGGTCACTGAGCTGACATCGGTGATGGAGTCATACGCCTCCTCCAGGGCCAGCTGCTGGTCAGGGGTGATGCCAAACGCGAAGTAGAAACTCGCCCTGGCTTCATCCGTGACCTGACAAGACTGCACCCCACGAGACCAGTAGTATGCTCCACACTCGTTGACACGCTCAGTGACCCCAGCCCGCTGGACCTGACCCACCCGCTCCAGGACCCTGTACCAGGCGCTCCACACAGGCACACCACTCGTCAGGGCCACACCACACGAGGCGACAGCGCTAGCCCAGGCCCGGAACCCGACCTCAGTGCTCCAGTCCACGAGTGAGACGCAATCCTTGCTCATCGCCGTGTGGGGGTTGCGCACCATGCGCCAGCCGCTCGCCAGACACACTGGGTGAAACTGGCAGAACTCAACCTCCTCCAAACGGTAGCAGGGCGTCTCACGCGTGAGCGTGAACCCGAAATCCAGGAACCAACGGTCCAAGCCGCCAAGCCGGCACAGGTCACCTGCCTCCACGAACAACACACAGTCATCACCATTGTTGGCCAGGCGGTATTGCAGCCCCCGGTCCTCACAATAGGCAACAACTATGGAAGCCATGATAAGGCAGTTCCCCATGCCGGTATTGATGTCACCACTCATGCG